CCCACTGGCAAAAAGATTCCCAGGTGGATTGTGATTGTTGTCTTGAAAGAGTTGAAGCCATTGTTTTAAACAAAAAGTAAGATCATCAGGGAAATGATGGTTTTACTATTCCTAAGCCACCCTCAGGCTTAGGTATGAAAGACGTAATTTATACACCCTATAGGTCTTGGTTGGAGGGGTGTTCAGGAGGTTTTTGTAGTCGCTCCTGCTCGAACTATATTATTATATACCAATTGTTTACTTTTGTAAACCAGTACGCTATATCTTTAAACAAAAACATTAGCTCGTAGCGTCAAAACCCTAGTTTCCCGAGCATTTTGGGTATAAGTACCCAAGAAGCATAGTATGTATTGATGATTGAGAAGGACTCTTGGCGATACTGCGTGTACCTATTATTCCAGATTTCGTCCAGCTTTTCTACCAAATTGGCCGGATTTAGGACATTTGGACCGCCATTTTTGAGGTGATTGTTGTCATCGTCGATGGATATGAAGGCTTCTATGGCCGAAAGAGGGACATCAGTGTCTGGTAGGGTCACTGTCTCTAAGAAATGACGGTGGAAGATAGGAACAGACAACAAAGCGGCCTCTAGACCTTGATATTCATGGTTGTTACCGTAATCTAAGCCATTATGCTCAAAAGACCTTGGATGAGTGGCAAATGCGCTCTGGCAAATCCGCTTCAGCCCTCGTTTGTGGTCATATGACCCAAATACGTACATTTTGTTCGGATCTTGACCTTCGTCGTCTACAAAATCAAAAAACCTCTCGTTAATCTGAGCATTTGAGAACGCAGAAGGCGCTTTGACCGGCTTATCGAACTCGTCAGTGACGTACCAATCTAGTTTGCCTTCATAGTTCTTGAGTTGTGAGTAGCCGGCTATAGATCGCTCAAAGCCTATCATCTCTGTGATAAATTTTTTCTTTGCCAACTCTTTCTGCAAATTAAGAACAAGAGACGAGCGTTTCCACGCTACTGCTCTTGAGGCGTTGATAACGCGCTTTAGTCGGTTAGTTTTATCAAAAGTAACTAAGTTACTAACTAACGGCACATGAAAGAACGTTTCTAACTTTTCCACACGGGTATCTAGGTTTCTCTTTTTCATCCATCGTATAAACCCGCATTTTGTTTCTATGAGGGAATGGCAAAGGACGCCGTCGCAGGCTTTAATAGCATTTTCAAAATCTGCGTTCCTTCCAATAGACAAATAGTGGTGATCGTGATTGATCATCCACTTAGGAGATTTAATTTTCTCTAGGATACGTTCTACATAATTATTTACAACATCTTCTTTAGCGTTTTTAGCAGGAACCGAAAATATAAGACTAAGATCGTACTCTTCGTTTATCTTACGAACCAGATCGTCGGCCTGATCAAAACTAAATTTATTAATCTCTAAATCCGTAGAGGTATCTGGCCGCCCTACGCTAAGATTGAGCGCAAAAATATCACATTTACCCCTGTTAAGTTCGTCAAAATACGCTTTAAAGTGCCGGGCGTAGCTACTCACCCCGCACCCTTCTACCCCTCTAAGTAGTAGTATGGCAGTTCTTGGCAGTTTCATTTATCAGTTTCACTACGTAGCTTTAAACTGCTCTATTTGTTTTTAAATTGCGTCTATATTATCCAACCACTCTTTCAATTCTTCTTTGAGTTCCCGTACTTTCATCTTCTCTCGGCCCTGAACAAAGGCGTTCCAAGCATATTGTCCTCTAGACCTCATTCCTCGAGCCTTACCCCACTTCTTAAGTTCATCCAGCTGCTTTTTCCGCTGCGCGGCTCCCTTCCTAGTGGTCATTTGCTGCTCGTACTGCCAATCTTCAACAAATTTGTCCCATTTATCAGAGATATCCTTACCCATCTTGTTTTCTGCAAGGAATTTTGCAACAATCGTGCGCTTCATGCCCAATGCTTTGGCTTTTTTCTTATAGATCTCTTGAGGAGTAAGGGGCTTAATCTTACGAGTCCTAGGTGGAGCCATCACTCTAGCTTTTTCTGCCCCAATCTCGTTGGGATCAACCAATTCTGTCCGGCGCTTATCGGCAAATTGTCTGAAACTACGGACTTGGTCAATGATGTGCTTATCCATAGCCTCTGAATTATTAATCAGAGCTTGTAATTCGTCGTATTTCTGCTGGAGTTCATCTTTTTCGCGCTTCAGTTCCAACCTTTCGGCGTTAACAAGTCGGCTGAGCGGCATAGCCAACACGGCTTGAGCTTGAGAAACGCTTAGTTTCCACTTTTTTCTCAGGTTATTATGAGCCGTCTCCCTTGTCTTGCTAGATTTGATGGTCTTGATTACATCGTCGATGTCTGCAAGGATGGTTAAGAAGCCATCAAGGATGTGCATGCGGTCTTGAATCCGCTCGCACTCGGCGCTATAGCGTGATATAAGGGCTTTGCAACGACTCTCATGCCAAGTTGCGATGATATCCTTCACTCCAAACATCTCAGGGAGAGATTTCTTGATAGCCATGGCATTTACGCCGATGGTGTCATAGAGGTTGGTGTAAGCAAGGAGCTGACCGATCACTTCTTGAGAGTTAGCGTGGGCTTTTAGGATTAACTCGATGTGAATACCCTCTGTAGACGAGTGATCAGCTGCATCAACGATCTGATCGATCTTTCCTCCGTCTACTGCCGCCTTGACTTTCTCAAGGAATCGCTCTGATGACCCACTAGCCAGAGACGTGACAATAATTGCTTCGCGTTTTGACTTCTTCTTATAGTTAACTTGCTTGACTTCCCACTTACCATAGACCTTGATAGACCCATGCCCCGACGAGAAGGCTGCCCAGACCCCGTCGTCTTTAAGTATCCGAGCTCCTTGAGGTAGGTCAGGGCCGGTGATGTGCTTATATAATGCTTTATCTGTAATATTTTTGTTCTGGATGTATGCTGCCGTACCTTTGATTACTTCGGAGAGATTGTAAGAAATGTGATGGCAAGCATAACCAGCAGCGATTCCAACACCGCCGTTAACAAGTAAGGCGGGAAGAGAAGGAACAATCCTATGCGCCTCCTGTGTGGACCCATCGTAGTTATCGCGCCATTCACAGCTTTCCTTATCAATCTCGTTGATGTAGACGTTTTGAGTGAACTCACTTGACTTTACCTCAAGATAGCGCGCAGCAGCTGGTGAGTCTTCAGAGATGGATTGACCGGTTGAAAGACCTGTTTGTATGCTACCACCGACATTACCATGAATGTTAGTAAGTAGATACCTAAAACTATTAGCTTGACCCATGTTAATCGCGGTGCCCGCACACCCTCCTTGGGGGTGGTAGGAACCCAGTACATGACCTTCGAGCCTAGATACTTTCTTATACTGCCCATCAGGTTTAAGTTTTAGATCCTTAAGACCTAAAATAATCCTCCTCTGAGCAACTTTCAACCCGTCGGTCACATCAGGCAACGCACGATTGAAGATCGATACGCTGTAGGTGAGATAAGAGGTTTTTAGCTCGTTATTGATCGATACAGGAGTAAAGCTGTTCATAGGTACGTCGCGTCTCTTACTATTATATCATATCCCACGTATAGCTTCCTTCTCCTCTTCTTCAACGTTTCGTGACAAAATGTACCAACCGATGTTATCGTTGCTATACTCGAGGTAGGTCTCGTGACCTTCAAGGATGAAGTTGTTGTAGTAGTCTTTGACAATCTCCATCTCCTCTTGGTTTTGCATCTCGTGAGGGAAGCAGCACTTGAGACATATCAAGTTCTTCTTAAACAAGATTTGAAAGATCTCTGTCACGGACCCTAGGACTGGATGCTCGTAAGTCACATGACAAGTGTCTTCGTCAGTCCTGATGACTTTCTGAATAATGTCTTTTCTATGCAAGAACTGACTAGAAACGTAGATTTCTGGCCATTGCGTTGGTTTCTTCATTTTGTTGTCACAACGGTTTAAAGTTATATCAAATAACTCCTACTTTACCATAAACCGTGAGCAGTCTATTCCGTACTCCAGAACCACCGCAAAGAAAGCAGAGGGTCAAGTACAGGACTATAAGAGTCCGAGAAGAGGTGGCGAAAGAACTCGATGAGTGGAGAGATCTATTTGAAGACGCGTCGATCTCAGAGGTCGTCTGGCGAGTGTTTGCTTTGGCCCGTAGGGAGTTGAAGAGGGTCAGAGATAAGAAACGCAAAGCTCGGGAGAGGTTTTTAAAAGTTCGTGAAGAGAAGAATAAAGTTATAAATAAGTTGAAGAATGTATGATATAATTAAGGAGTAAACATTGGCAAACGCCATGGCATATAACCCGAATAAAACCCTCTTCTCACGCAGACCAGTGGAAGAATTCGAGAATGACATTTACGCAGTACAGAAGACAAAAAGATCTTGTTGCATCTGTGGTAAGTCCACATCTTATAAATCTAAATTAGCTGCCGATTATATCTGCTCGCATGAGTGTTCTAAGGTATTCTGGCACGAGATCTTTGTAAAGCTACACACAGACAAACGACGCAAGCGCTGATCATGGTCCGGCTTAGGCATGAGAGAATCACCACAAAAGAACTCTTAGAGATCGCACAAGACGAATCATCTACCCCTGAGCAACTCAGCAAAGTCTGGGATATCACCCGAAGTGTGAAGATCAGGAAAGCTATAGCCTCTAACCCCAATGCCAATGCCCTCACCCTGAGGGTAGCGGCTAGGTTGTACCTTGAAGAAGTCCTAGAGAACCCCGGATTTCAGATGCTCAATCTATTTGACGATGATATATGGATCAAGAAAATCGGGGAGGTATACGAGAACCCTGAGCTATGGACTCGTAGTTATTACTATGGGAGCAGAGCGGATCAGCTTGAGCCGTTCGCTAGGGCCGCTTTATTGAGCGAGAGCCTGAATGAGACTCAATTGAACTCCATTATAGAGTTTTTGCCTGTTGCCTCTCTAAAGAGAGCTTTCAAGTACGAGAAGACCAAGAACAGAGTCAAGTTGTTCTTTGTTAGTAAGCTAGATACACAGTTCACTGTGAGGAACTTCTCTCTAGAGTCCCTGTTCAAAGCATATGGCTCCGAGCTTATCGGAGAAGAGGAGCTCTATGAGTCGTTAAAGGGTATCTGTTATATAGGTACACTTAGTTGTAGGAAGTCTGTGTATGTGAGGACGATCAAGACCCTGCTCAAAGTTTTCGACGAGAGGCCCGAGCAAGCCGGCCGACTTCTTGCTATGGTGCTCATATC